ATCCCTTTCCAGCGCAGAGACGCGCTCATCTATATCTGGCATGGTCAAAATAAACTTGTTTAGCCCAAGCTGTTACGTCAACAATGTCTTTGCTTGCCTTGGTAAACTCAGGATTGTTAAAGTTTGTTCGATACACTTCTTGCCTTGCGGCCTCCAGCTCATCACTGACAAGTTTTATTTTGCAAAGTAACTCTGGAGGGAAAAGTTTCATTCAACCACCTTTTGAGGCCACTCGCTAAGAAGTACAGAGGGCCAATTTGAAGAGTTTTCAAGATTCCTCAAAGTTGCACGGTACGTTGCCCAAGCGGTTGTCATGGTTGGGGTGTCTGAAAGACCCATCCAATCTGTTGCTTCAAGCAGTTGTTTCGTTACTGCCATCACCCTGTCATTAGTCATAGGCAAACCACTGGAATACAAATCCAATATAACGATATCGTACAGATTTTCAGTAGACATATTTCTATCCTTTAAACTGAAATATTACACATTCCGCCATTATAGAGGACAGTGATGTAAAAGAACCTCCCCCTACACCCCCATAATTACGCTCAAATAATGGCCTATTACCCGCGCCTTGAATATTAATTAGGTCTGATGGCGCTCGTCCAAAAGATGCACCCGTCGGTGATATGTTGCTTCCATCAGAACCAAAGTACAGTCCGCTATCGTAACCCTCAGATGTTGGTTTTGCATTCACGGCACCGGGGGGAATATAAAACTCTTTTCCAAGGTAAGGTGTCATAGTAATAGAGTTGCCATCCTTAGAACCAGCCACTCCCCCTGCGCCTGCTGTTCCATCATTACCACCAGTGCCACCAGCGTGTCTTCCGTTTTGTCCTGCATATGAAACTGCCCAACTTCCACCGTCTGTTCTGACAATTGTGCCAGCGTTAGCGTCTACAGTTGCCGATCTACCACCAACACCAGCAGTCGATCCTGACCCTCCACCTCCGGGAAATCTACAGTTGCTGTTGTTGTAGTAAGGGCTGGATGTTCCCCCAACGAATGACCTTCCCGCACCACCCGCAGCGTTGAAAGTGCATCCCGTCACTGTTCCTCCGGCACCACTAAACGAGTTTGGATTGCTAGTGTAATTATCGTAGCCAATAGAAGGTTGGGCAACAATGTTTACTGTAGTCCCGCCACTATTAGTGACGGTCATGCGCCCCGCAGTCCCATATCCAGTGGAGGCAGCACTGGCTAATCTATAATTTCCAGCCACAGTTAATGTTGCTGGGAGATTGGATGTTATTAAGGTTTCTCCAAAACCCGATCCCGGCTGTCCGGGATTCGTATAAGTTGCGCCAGAACTTGAACCATTGTTGCTGCCATACCCTACCGCGGCATTACCAGACATAATAGCAATATATATCGCCGTAGTAGTGCTATCTATAGTTAAGGGAACAGAATAACTCTGTGAATTAGTGGTATTTGCAAATCTAGTTACTACGCTTGCAGTTGAAACTGCATAATCAGCAGCCCAATGAGTGCTGTCAATCCCTACAATAATAGCAAAACCATCTGTTTCATCTATGCCAACAGGTGCTAAAATAGAATTTATATATATTCCATTAGAAGCACCTATAATTGGAGTGGTTGTTTGTGTAGTATTCCTAAATCCAAAAAACACTCCTGCCGCCGCCGTAGGCAATTTTATCGACGCTGCTGTATTTGAAATTACAATTAAAGAACCAGACTGTGCTGCGGTTAAGGTGGTTACACCACTGCTACTAACTGTTATAACGCTTCCCATAAATCCACTGGGGATATCCGCCCAAGCCACATCAGTTCCGTCAGATTTCAGAAAATAACCACTTGTCCCAGCAGCTAAAGGTGTAGACACGCCAGAGCTATTTCCAACGTCAATAGAGCCTCGTGTTAAAGAGCGAGTAACAGTGCTGTTGAACGTAGCCGCGCCAGCCGCAGACATATCAAGAGACAATGCAGTAATTTCTGCACCTCCATCATCACCTTTCAGCAATATGTCTTTGTCTTGAACTTTAGACTTGATGACAAGGTCGCTGGACACACCTTTAAATTCACCAACAGCCGTGCTGCCTTCATTCAAGAAAAGGCTTCCATCTGGCTTTAAAGTAATATGACCCGCAGCCGCTGCTGCATCTGTAGTCGCTATTTCCAACGCACCATCTGCTGCAACAGTTATTGTGGCTGTGTCGCCTGACGATCCAGTCATCGTAATGACTTTGCCATCTATTGCGACATCATCAATTGATGCAGCAGACATGACAGTTGTCCCAGCCAGATTTACGTCTGTCAAAAGATCGTAGACAACGCCGTTTGTGCTGCCCCCACCGTCTGTAGCGATCATTTTGACTTGACCAGCAGGCACTGCAACATTTGCACCACTTGATCCTTGGGTGAATGTCAGAGTATAGCTGGTTGCATTCTCAATTAGCCAGACCTTTGAGATGGTCGCTGGTAAAAATGTTACTGTGCAAGCTTGACCACCACCAGTCAGCTTTAGATACATGCTACGGTCAGCATCAAGTGCGCCATCCGCAAGTGTTATGTTGTCTGTGGAGGCATTCGCAATAGCGCGTGTTCCGTAGCTGAACGCCTCCGCAATCATTTCCAAGTTTAGGTTCGTGACTGTTCCCCATGCGCCCGACTGATCGCCAGTCGCCATTTCATTGAGGCGTAAGTCATTGTCATAGGTTGAAGCCATTTTAGTCGATCCTTACAATTGCATTGTTTGCAGTTGCTGCTGGGAATACAATTTTAAAAGTACCACCAGAAACAGAAAAGTCACCGCCAAAATCAAGAATGGCAATTGCGCCTCTTGCGTTTGAAGATGCATCGCCTAGCGTTTTGTTGTAAATCAAAGCGCCACGGGCTGTGAATGTTGCGCTTGTCCATTCTGGGTCAGCCGCATCAAAAACACCACTTGTACTGTTTTCAGCGACCGCCTTGCTAGACAATGCGTTGCCGCCTGTAGTGTATCCATTGCCGTTGGCAACTTCATTACTGGTTATATAACCATCCGTTGCCGCGCTTAGTGTCGCGCTGCTAGTATACAGCGCAATATAAATACTGTCGCTGTCGAGATGATGGTCGCCCAACAATACGTCTTTTTTAAAGAGCGTACTCATTGCTTGTGTGATAGCCATTATATGCCTCCATTGTATTCTGCTGCGTAGTCACGTTGCATCTCTTGTACTGTAAGTTGGACTGCTTCGTCAAACTGGGTTTTATACAGAGATAAAGTTTCTGGCGCTTTTAAAAACGCAGAAGCCTCGTACAGAGCCGCAGCAAGAAGAACTGTGGAGGCGTTAGTGTCAATCCAAGTATTTGGATTGGCATTACTTAGCCCCGTCTCAGGGGCGATAAAATCTACGCTATAGGCCAATGCCGCAGAGGGTGTTGGCGCTAATGTAATGACTGTCCCAGCCGTTCCTGCACTATCTGTGCTGTACATTCGTGGGGTGCCTTGCGTTGTTGCATTAGGCCAATAATCACGAATATAAGAATCTACTCTGTGGTCGAGATACGTGACAACATTTGTATCTGTAATTGATACCTGTCGGATCATCCGCGCTGTTGGTATTGTATATGACGCTGTGCCTTGCACAAGATTAGCCGCAGCAGACGTTTGGCGAAAACATGGCATATTTGGCAGTCGCTGAAATACCATTTCTTCAGCCTGCGCTATTATTGTGTCAATTGATGCGACAAACTCTGTCGAGTCATCTTCCAAAAAATCTTGGATTTGGGCTTTGAGTGTTGTGTAACTCATTTATTTATCCTCAATTCCATGTTCCTTCGCCATAGCCACCTTGACCCCAAGTTGTTATCAGCGAGACAGCAGCCGTTCCAACGCCGCCTGTGCCGTTTACACCAAATGGATGTGGTCTGCCAGCAATGTCTCCCCAAGCTCCATCGCCCCACGTTCCCGCACCCCAACCAAACTCTTCTTCTGGAACGGCACTTCCAACACCGCCTGTGCCGCCAACACCAGTTTCAGCGATTGATAGCTCTGGTATTTCTAATCCAACGCCGCCTGTGCCGCCAACACCAGTTTCTGTTATGGTGACATCCGTTTGGATGCTTTCATTACCAACACCACCTGTTCCAGACACACCAACTTCAACGATTTCTAGCTGAATTGCTTCAGCGCCAACGCCACCTGTGCCAGCAACTCCAGTAGTTTCTTCAGTTCCTTCTTCGGTTATTGTGCCAACGCCACCTGCTCCAGAAACTCCTGTCTCAGCAATTGATATATCAATTGCCTCTGATCCAACCCCTCCAGAGCCAGAAACTCCATTTTGGCTTGGGAAGAGTTGAACAATTTCTGCACCAACCGCTCCTGTGCCAGCAAGACCAGTGGAATTTTTGTTCGTCTCTATTGCCTCTGATCCAGCTTCACCATCACCAGAAACTCCAGAAGGCCCGACTGATAAATCAGCAATAAATGATGGTGATCCGATTGCACCCGCGCCACCAACCCCAGTTTCATTAATTGATATTTCAAGAGCTTCAACGCCAACCGCGCCTGTGCCACCACCACCAGAAACTCCGCTTGGGTGTGCGACAGGAATTTCAACACCAACCCCACCGTTTCCAGCCACGCCAGATTGAGGTTTGGTTAATTCAAAGCTAGACGTTCCAACACCGCCATTGCCAGCCAACCCAGAAACAGCTTCTGACATTTCTGGAGTTTCTGCACCGATTGCTCCTGTTCCAGAGACCCCAGTCGCATCTTCAGTGCCTTCTTCGGTTATGCTTCCAACACCGCCTGAGCCTTCAACGCCAGACAGTGCGACATCTACATCAATTATCTCAACGCCAACTGCGCCTGTGCCAGATACACCATTTGGTGTTGGCATGACTGATGGGGTCTCAACGCCGACTGATCCTGTGCCGCCGCTTGCGGAAACTCCTGTCACATGAACAGCAGGAATTTCATCACCAACACCACCAACACCAGCAACTCCTGATAGTGATGTATTTTCTAATTCTATAGAAACAGAAGCAAATGGTGGTGTGTTGGCCGTTCCCCCCATCCCACTATGTACCGAACAATAATAATAAAGTGTCGGTGCAGAATTTGCGACAACTATCTGGGTGTAAGCTCCAGCATTCCCCGGTGTCCCTGACGTTGTCACTCCTGTGGTGTATTCACTTCCCCCCCCATGCGTTCCGTTTGGAGTGGATGAGAACCTGAGTGGATGCCCAGAATTGCTGCTGGCTGATTGATCAAAATAATACGTTCTGCTTTCCATCAATTCCAGCGTGTCTTGTTGAACGCCAGCGATGAAGTATTTGTTTGCCCCACCAACATTTTGCACTGTCACTGCCAGCGTGACAACTTGGGCAGAATCAACAGCAACACCGCCAGTTCCAGAGATGCCACTTACAGCAGGATCAAGCTCTACTTCTTCTCCGCTAGAATTTCCTGTTCCCCCAACGCCAGTTGCGTTTATATTTGAATTAATTAATAAAGTTGAAAAACCAGAAAAAGCAGTGCCATCGACGCCAACCCCCGGTCTTTTACGAGGGTCAATGAACGGGTCGTAATTAAATCCAATAAATATTTCTACATTTTCTGGGTCGTTGTCTGGCCGTGGATTAAACAGGGCCGTGGCATCAACAACATTTTTAGCAGGCGTTAATTGTGGGTTTTTTGGCTCCCAATCTTCTGGTGATACGCGCAGGCCGTCCCAAGTCGTTTTTAATTGCGTATAGGGAACCCGAAGGCCACTTCTATCGCTAATTGCTTGAGATTTTTTGCCCCGTGCGTATTTTGCCATTAATATAAATTCAGCGCAGTTGGCTGAACCCTCAAACTTACGCCATCGTTATCTGACGCTGCCGCAAACGTGAATGCCCTTTCGTAGATTTCGTTTAACACTTGAAACCTGTCTGGAGCATTTTTCAGCGCCAGCTTGCTTGCCAGACCCGCGCAGATGCAGTCGCTCCAGCGATATGGAACGTCAGCGTCTTGATTGCTGGCCGTGATGTCATCAAGCTGGTTTACTGACCAATAATTTAAACTGTATGTGGTCACGTCTGGTATTTGCCAGATATAAATCAGCGGCGTATATTGCTTGTCCAGCATATACTGTGATGGCTTTCCCGAAGATGTTTTGTTTGGCAGTTGATTATAATCCGCAATGGACACACGATTGATAATTTGGTCAGACGTGTCCGTGCCTGCGCTATCTCTAATGACGGCGTCCATAATGTCGATGGTGCCAGCAGGAAGCGTGTACGGCGTTGTCTGGTCTTTTACCAGCGTCAGGGTTCTTTGCTCTACTGCCCAGTAATTGATGCCTCTGTTGGCCCACTCACTAAACAACAGGTTTAGGCTGCGCCGTGCAGACACAGCCTTATAACCTGTTTGGGTTTGCGGATCGATCCCACACCGCTCAAATGCCTCTGCGATGATTTCTTCGACATCTGGGCGAAACGCTACTGTATCTGAAGTCGCCATGAAGCAATCCTATGCGTAATGTTTTTTCATCCGCATGACGATATTATATGTATCGCCAGCGGCCCCAAGGCCAGTTGTTGTAAATAGGACATCACCAGTTGTGCTTCCATATTCTACAGTTGATGGCAATCCACCAAACTTGCTGAAGTCTTGATATCCAATATCATCAGCAGCCATATGCATCATAATGACATCTGTGCCTGCGTCTGCTTCCACCATAACTGTCATGCCTTGGATTATCCACCAGCACTCCAAGAGACTTACCGAATTGCAGGACGCACCGTTTGCGCTTTTTGTCAAAGTTGAGACATCAACTTTTTTCACAGCATCTTCATCGCCAGTATCAACATATTGCAATTGGAATGCCATGACTACTTCGCTGGTATTTTCAGAAAGCGTTTTTATGCTTGTAATATTAGCCACTTTGACCCTCCTATAAATTGCTGGTGGGGCCGAAACCCCACCAATAAATTATGTTACGTTGTTGCTTTGTGCATAGACAACGGTGACTGCGCCAACACCATTTCCAGTGTTTGCTGTGGTCACGATCAGCCTGTGATCGCCTGTGCCTGTGTTTAGCCACTTTGACGTGCGCGTTGCGTCAGTACCGGGACTTGCCGCCACGATGCCCACTGCGTTGCCTTGGATGGCTCCAGCAGCAGTTAGAGAGGTTGCCGCACCAACGCCGCCAAGGCCAAGAGTTGTGGCTCCACCGCTCCACGCTGTGGTTACAGTCACATCAATTGAGATAAGCTGACTGTTTGGGGGGATAATAATATCTGTGGTGGTTGTTGTTGCTGCTTGATCAATCGCAGCGGTTTGCGAAAGGACAACAAAACCTGTGTTTTTCATGTTAGAACCAACAGTTGTTCCGCTGGTTTCTTTAATTGTGCCTGATTTAATCGGGCCTGAGAAAGTTGTAGTACCCATGTCGATCTCCTGTCGTGGGTTAAGTCAGGTGCAGGGCGCACCTGTCAGGGATGTCGGCACAATACAACAGGTCTGAACAAAAAGAAAGGGCGATCCGAAGACCGCCCTTTTTTGTAACGCTAACGGCGTTAGTGTTATGTTTCGGCGTTTTAAAACTTTACACAACGTCCAGCTTTGACTTTGCTTTCGTTTTCTTCAATTAGGTTCAGCATGTCTTTCTCAAGGCGAGATTTGCGCGGAACCAGATACCATTTTTTAAAACCGTTTATGACCACTTCACGAGTGAACCGGTGCAAGCCTTGATTTTTCCAACCGATATATTTCTGACCGTCTGCAGTAAATTCAGCACGAATAAAAAAATCACGGC